ATCGTAGTATGTTTTCTTGAACGCGGAGCCGGCCAGCGGAAGGCGGAACAACATCTGCTCCAGCTCATCGCGGTACTCGGGCATCTCTTCTGTAATCAGATAGTTCATCTCGTCTTGGACGCGCTGTGCTTGCGCTGCCTTCTCTGGCGTCAGCTTACCCATGATCTTTGTGCGGACGGGCCCCGATGCGGGCATCAGCTCGCCCATGGCCTGCGCTTGGAATCGCACAACGGCTTCGGTCAGCATGGGGTGATATACGCCAGATGCGCCAGCCCAAGGCTGGGTGCGGTCTTCGATCTTCATGCCAAGGAGGTCTAGACCCTTGATATATGCGGACGCCCACTCTTTGCGGCTCTCGCGGTCAGACATGAAAGATTCTATGAGGTCGCTGGCAAGGCTTTCCAGCTCAGATTCGTCGATGTGTTCGGCAAGGTTTTCGTCGTGCTCAAAAACGTCTTCGATATCTTTGCTGTCATCTTCGCCGTCACCAAAATCTACGGTGACTTCGCCACTCTCGACGTCTACTTCGATTGTTGGGTCTTCATCTGTGGCGATAATCATCTCCACATCAGGCTCATCCTGTGGGCCCATATCAAACGGAGTCATTACTTTTTCAATGGCCATGGCCTATCCCCTAGGAGGTTTGGCTTAGTATAGCACCAAATCACGGTAATAATAGGGGGGAGTTGCAGGCGACACAGGGAGGGGATGTCGCCTGCAGGGTAGTCAGGGAGGAGAGACGTATCTTGAATATACCCCGAACTCAGTAATAGTCAACCTTCCGTCTGTAAGGTATCTCTTCGTCACGCTCATCCGTGGGCAGTCGGATGAATCCCCCTTGGCGGAACCGCATAAGAGCCATGATCGTGGTGTCGACTTGGTCATCATTTGATGCGAACGGGAATCCCGCGACTTCCTCGACCAGCTCCTCGGCCCATCGCTTTGCCGGAATCCACACGAGCCCTGACGAGATTATGTCTGACACGGAGTTGAGGCGTGCCATCTTGCTATTCGGGTTGTTTATCGAACCGCGGACAGGTGTGTACTCTTGCACCATAACCCCAGCACGCCGCATTTCTTGGTAGAGCGCCGTACCGGAGCTCTTTTTCTCGACGATGAACGCGTCAGGCTCCCACTCCTTGTACTCTTCCATCGACATGGCCTTGAGCTCAGGGAACTCCATGCGCTGCTTGATAGCATTGAGCAGGATGATCTGGTGCATGTCCTCCTCGTTGTTGAAGAACACGCCCCACGTCGTCAGCGATGTAAAGTCGGCTCGGTTGTTTGCTTCGGCTGCGGCGTCCAGTGCCATGATGATATACTCTACAGCCGGTGGGTCGTCGTCCGGCCACAGTCTCCACCAGTCACGCTTGATAATCGCTGCCTCTTCACCTGTGGGATTCTGCTGATACTGCGCGTTCCACTGGAACACGGGCATGCTGGCCTTTGTGCGCAGCAGAGCGGTGAGGTCAAAGAACTCTGGCCAGAGGGCGCGCTGGATGATCTCGCCCGTGTCCTTGTCTTCCACCTCTAGGATGGCCGGGAACTCAATTACCTCGTACTGGTCAGAGTCCTCGTTGTTGGCCATGTCCTTGATGAGTCGCCCCGTCAGGTCGTCAGCGTGCCAGCGCGTGTGTACGATAGCCACTCTACCGCCGGGCATCAGACGTGTCCGGGCGCCGTACGCGAACCACTGGTAGGCTTTCTCGAATGCTGTGAAGTTACCGTTCAGGATGTCCTGTTCGGAGTGTGGGTCGTCGACGAGAAGCAAGTCAGCGCCGCGGCCCGCGAGTGCCGAACCCACGCCAGCTGCATAAAACTCGCATCCTGTTGTGGTGTTCCATCGGCCCGCGGATTTAGAGTCAGCTGCGAGCGCCGTACCCGGAAATACGTCCCCGTAGAGCGCAGAATCTATCGAATTTCGTACTTTTCGACCAAAATCCACAGCCAAATCGGTGGTGTGGGACACCAACATGACCTTTTTTCCGGGGTTCCGGCCGATAAACCAAGCCGGAAAATAGGTCGAAACAAGCTGAGATTTGCCGTGTCGAGGCGGAATATTGACTGCAATACGGTCTTTATCGCCCGATTCAATGGCCATAAGCTGGTCTGCGAGGATGCGGTGGTGCTTACCAACTTTGTAGTTGGCGTCCATATACTGACAGAAGGCAATCAGGTCGTCCCGCGCCGCTTGGAGAGTCGCGCGCCTATCCAACTCCTCGAGCATCTTCTCGACTTCAAGTAGCTCCACCTCGGAGAGGGTATCCACGCTCTGCAGAAGCAGCTCCAACTCTTCGCGCGTGAAGTCTGTGGGGTTAGTCATGGCACCATACGACCCTTGCTGGGTTTGCGTCTTCTAGTCTGGTCATCACGGAAGTGTACAACCAATCTTTGTGCTTACCTGCGTCCCATTCTTCTTGTGGGCCGTGGATATATATCATGGACGCGCGCTTACCCGTCATCGCATCCGAGGGAAAAACTAACTTGTCCCCAATAGTAATCTCGTTGTTGCTTTCCGTGAAAGCAGTCCTGCTCAGATATACATGAAATCTCATTCCTCTTCCCCCATGCGCTTGGTTACAAGACCATAGGCAATGTCCAGCTTGTCCTTGAACCACTCGCGCTGCTCCTGTGTCTCCACCTTAGACCATACGCTCACGGTACCGCTGTCTTTAAACACGATCACCGCGGCGGCGTCTTTCTCCTTGGCATAACTGACCAGCTGCATCTTTGCGAACTCGACGCTTCCGTTGGAGGAGATATCCCGTACGGGCCCAATGTCTCCGTCTTCACCTTCCCAGCGCGTGGTATTGTCTGGGTTATACCAACCGCCATCTGGCGACTTGGTTACTGACTCGCATACCGGGCAGCGTACCGTTCCATCGGACAGCAGCTCGAATGTGCTACACCCGCACTGGCACACCCAAATGTGCGGCTCTGCCTTCGGGCTTTCTTCCGCCTTCGGCCGGAAGTCTACGACTGTACCCTTGCTCATTCCTCGCCCCCTTCTTGGTTTACTTCGTAGAAGTCTGCATCTTCCGCCGGTGTCACGTCGATCATCTTCTCGAGCTTACGACGTAGGCGGGCCCGTAGGTCGTCGCTCGTCTGGTGCGTGATTGTGATCTCCTGCTTTTCGCTGAACAGGCCCACGTCGGATACCTTACCCAGCAGCTCCAGCGCCTTCACGCGGATGCGTGCATCTGGATTCTCGGTCTCCTGAATGAGCTTGTTGACCACCATATGCCGCACCTGTGCAGCTTCCTGTACAATCTTGTGGCCGTAGTCGTTGAGAATCTTCTCCGTAAGGATGAGGGATGCAGGGGTCTTCTTGGGGAGGGTGTTTATCGCCTGCCGTGTTTGCAGCGACGTGGGATTCCGTGCTGCCTGCCGTGCGGTTGCAGCTGCATCGTCTAGGTCTTCATCGCCGAAGGTGATGTCTAGCCCTGCCTCTTCGAGGAGTCGTGCGGTGCTCGCGGCAGCCTTGAGTGTAGACATGTAGTTGTCGGTGCTGTTCCCATCTGGAATGGGCATATCCGCGTCGATTTTGAGTTCCATGGTGCATCCTGTTCGGAAGGTTTTGTATAGCTTAGCAGGTATTTGCAATTTATGCTATATGGCCGCTTTTTGGATGGGGGAGTCCCAAATAGAAAAGGGGGGGCCTCGTCTTTTGAACCCACGTAGCCGCGCCGAAAACGAAGGGGGAGGGTGTATCAAGTGATGGTAGGGGGTGCTATCTGGTGTAATATAATGTAATGTAATGTAATGTACTGAAATAGAGCTGTGGTTGTGTGGAATAGTATGATAGAAGCAGCGACACGACCACGCCCATCGGCGGGGGGTGGGGGTAGGTGGGGGTCTGATCCTGCCCAGAATCGCCGTTAGGCGCTGGACTAACGTGCAAAGCGATGCTATCGGCGCTCAAACGCAACACTTGCCTGCTATTTAGTGGCATAACAGTTTCACCGCAAGGCAATAACGCCCTGCGGCTTTCAATCTAATAAGGAAAACTAACATGGATACGAAAATTGACGCCCTTATCGCAATCGGTCGCAAGGCATTTGATGATGGTGCAAAGGCTGAAGTAAGCCGCGCCGCCTTGATTGATGGGCTTATCGCTGCGGGTTTCACATATGCGAATACGGCGGCCTATACCGATAAGGATGCAAAGTCTGGCAAGGTGTCGAATGAAAACAAGGCGCATCGCGATCAGCTTGGCCTTATCGCTGCGGCCAGCATCCGCATCAAGGGCAAGCGTCTTAGCGACGATGATCTGGCCAAGTTTGCAGATGATGGTGTTAGCAATAAGCAATTGCTGGCTGGCACGGCCAAGGGCAATATCAGCGGCGAAACCACTTGGAAGGGCAATGCGACAAGCTGGCTAGGTAAGGTGCGGCTTGATCTTGAGGCGCGGGAAAAGGCTGCGGCTGATCCAGTTAGCGGCACACCGCGCACACCGACAAGTGACACCGATATTATGCTAGGGTATCTGCAAAAGGCATATACGAAAACCTTTAAGGATAGCGTGGATTTGAAGTGTGACTTGCAAGACCTGCAAAAGGAATTGCGGGCCGTTGCGCAAACCTTGGGCGGCAAACTTACTGCCCCCGCGAAAAAGTAAGACAATCGGGCGGTGCGCAAGCACCGCCCTTTTTTATGTCCGCGATCTGGCTGGCCCTTCGGGGCTGGCCTTTTTTTATGTCCAAAATTTGGCGCCCGATGCC